AGTCTTTACCTTGGCCACGCATCTTGCTTACAGGAATCTTTCCTTCAACGATCTTTTTAATGGCTTCATCAGTGGTCATTCCTAGGTCTTTTTCAAATGCTGCCTTACGGGATTTAGAAATCTTAGCACTAGATCCAGAAGTATCTTCTATCATGAACTCCATCAATGGTAGTCCATGTTTCTCCGCTACATCTATGATTCTCTTCTGCTCAGCTGTAAAAGTTCTAGCTGATTTCTCTAGAGTGGCTAGACCTCCAGTCACATCTCCAGCTAATTCAGATACAAACTCAGGAGCACCAGCTTCTCTAAGGGCTGCCGTTGTAGTTGCTCCGGCTATTCCAGCTTTTGCAGCCTTCCCCCATCCCTTTCCTCTGGTTAAACCAGCTAGAAAGAAAAGTTTATTGAAGAACTTTCCAGTCTTTGTTTTTGGTTCAGCAATGTTTGTCCCGAAGTTCTCATCTATCTTTCTCTCTAAAAGTTCTTGAGTAGGGATGAATTCTCCTTGCTGCATCACAGTCTGGATGTACTTGTTTCTGTCGAATGGTTTTCCAGCCTTGGCAAAGGCATCTTCTAGTTCATCAATATCAGTGAGACCTTCTCCTACCATAGCGATCTTTAGAACGTCTAGTGGCCATGTAAATGCTTGTCCTAATCCAGCAGCAGATTGCACTCCAGCCTCTTTAAGAGAATCCCACCAAGTTGCCTCTTCAGCTTCTTTAGACTTGGAGTATTCAGCCATATCAATGGTGCCCTCATATTGCTCGGCTTCATCAGCAGCTTGTCTCTGCTGACTGTATGCAGCCATGTCAATACCTTCTTCTTCAATGGGTAGGTTTTGTGCTGGTAGGCTCATTAGAAGTCTCTCCATTTTTTCTCTTTCAACGACTCAACTCTATCATTTGGAACTGCTCTGAAATCTCCTTTTGGAGTTTGCATCAAAGTCATTCCTCTAAACTTATCTGGGTTCTCTGCTTTGATGTTGATGTAATCAGAAGCTTTAACCAAGTTGTTGATCTTACCTATTAACTCTTGCTCTTTGGCTTCGACTTTTTCACCAACGACTTTAGAAATCTGAATATAGTTTGCATCACGGCCATAATGTTTGAGAGCCTCGTTTAATGTGTTGTTGTATACAGATTCTAATTCGTTGGTATATTCCATCTGTTTTAGAATCAGTCTTCTTCCTTGTTCATCATTTAACAATGAAGGTAATTGAGATTTGAACGTTCTAATATCAAAGTCAGATATCACGGAACCTAACTGAGCTTTGATACCTTCTAAGTACTGGTTAAGGTTCTTTACATAGAGAGCTGTCTGAGGATTCTGTTGCTTAGTCAAGGCAGCAGTAGGTCTGATATCCCCTGTATTCGGGTCAATAGTAATCAAGCGACCAAGACCATCAGGGAGATATTTCCCATCGTTGATCTCTGTCATCGTCTTAATTCTGTTGTTGTTATTAGTCAGAATCTTCTTAGAGTCAGTAGTCTCTTTGATAGCCTTACTATTCTCTTTTTGGTTCTCATTCTCCCAAGCAACTCTTTGATCGTAGTTCAGCAATTTAGGCAGTTCAGGTTCTGGCCAATCTTTCTCAGGAACAGGAGTTTTCGCTTTAGCGTCTTTCTTCTCTTGAGGAGTGATAGGATCATCTACGAATACAGGTCTTTCTCCTGTAGGAGCCGAAGCATCGGGTACTGTTACTGCGCTAGGTGCAGGAGAGGATTCAGGAGTTCCTTCAGGGATTGTAACTAATGGTGCACGAATCTTTCTTTCCTTAAGCTCTTTGTGTTCTCTAGCTAGGATTTGTTGAACGCCTGGCTTAGAGTCCAAATAGAAGTCGGCAATTTCTTCAGGCCAACCATCCTTAATCAAGTTGTCTTTCTGTCTAACCTTCTCTTCTTGAGTCAAGATTCCTTTGTTTACCTTAGCATTCAAAGCCTTGTCTCTTTCAGTGATAGTCTTTCTCATTTGATTCAAAGACTCTTGAGTTTGTAGTCTCTTAGAAGGAGAAACGTTGCTCTTCTCAAGATTCAACTGTAGATCTTCCCAAGCATTGGCATCCTCACGATTGGCTTTATAATCGTCTATGATCTTACCAATCTCTACTTGGTCGTTCTTATCTTTGAAACTCTTTCCTAATTTAGAGAAGAACTCTTCCACTCCAGTTGGTTCTGGCTGATTCTCTGTAGTATCTACAACTTGAACTTGTGGCATTTTCTTCTCCTATTTGAAGTAATTGGCTAGTTGTTCAGTCATCTCAGGAGTGATGGATTTCAAGACTGAGTTGATGTCAAATCCTCCACCAGTTCCAGCTGATTTATCATAGGCAAATGTTTGTCGGTTCTGAAGGTTTTCAACTGCTGATCGCTTAGCATTTCTAGCGTTGTTCTGTTCTCCATAGAGATATTCAGCTCTCTTACCGTTTAGGTTCTCTTGGATGTCTCTAGCTGTTTTAGCCAAAGCGTCTCCAGCATAGGAACTGTTTTGCAGTCCATTGCTTCGGAATTGTCCGGTGATCTCAGGAGCAAGTTTCTCTTGGAAGTTACGGTAAGCCGGATTGGCAATGTTCTTGTCAAACACCGCGTTGGCTTCTTCTGGATTGTAGTTGTAAAGATCAGCAAGTGGCCCTTTCCCAAGGATAGAGTCATGTTGTTGTTCATTCAACTGTTGTTGTCTTTTGTCTAGAGAAGAGACCTTCTTCTTCTTTTTCTTCTTGCTACCGAAAAGACCTGCTACTCCCCCGATAAGTCCACCAACTCCTGCTCCAATTGCTGTACCTACACCAGGGATTACAGAACCAATGGTTGCGCCAGTGGAAGCTCCACCGAGTGCTCCTTTTGCTCCACCTGTCCAATCTGCCATATAATCCTACCTTTGTTATCTAAGTTATCAAAGTCCACACAACAATATTTGGTGTAGTCCTGCTTGTCATTATCCATGCTTGATCTGTATCTGTTCTAACCGTAATGTCCCCAATTGAGAAGAACGAATTCCTCTGGTCGTTTGCAGATGGATCAGCTCCACTTACCACATCTTTTTTAATCCCCTGTGATAGAGCGTTAACTATGTCTGTATACATCTGTGACAATTGATTAGAAAGAGTAGGAGACAGTTCTTTAATCTCTGATCCAAAGTTCTTATAGACTGGAAGATTAAAACTCATACAAGTCTCCCTAATGGTTGGAATCCTGGCATCATAGCGTGAACTTGAATCTTAGCCCCTGCTTGGTTGTTTCTCATACGGAACTGCAAGAAACGAGATGTCTGGTTAATCCAAATCTTCACCCATTTCTTAGATCCTATCTCAGAAGCTAAGTTTGAGCAGTCTATCTGGTATTGGAAAGTTGGGACGCTATTAACATCAGAATCATTCGTAATCACGTCTATATCTAGAAGAGCCGGAACGGCTACGTCATTCTCATCGGTTAAGAGGGTGTCAGTAACGCTGACATAGAAGTAGATCCATCCACATCTGACTTTCTTGTCCATATCCACGAAAGGATTCAACTTTTTGCTTAACGCTTCAAACGGGATTGTTTTCGACGCGATACCGCCGCTTGTGTACGCACTAAAGCCAAGGGTTGGTATGTCTACATCAAAAACGTTCCAAGCCGTTTGTATGGCCTTTATGGCCCCTTGCTTGTGATTTGCCTGAATCATGCCATTTACGCCTTCGAAAACGATGTTGTCTCCGATCTCGTAGTTGTTCCAGTCAGTAGTGACTCTTAGCGTGTCAGAATCTATGACAGTCATGGCTCGGATTTTCTGAGGATTGTCTTCGGTCTGTGTATCGTTTAGTCTCCAGATCTCTCCCTTATGTCCACCGCCTATGGAAATCGGCGATCCCTTGTTGAAGGGGAAAGCATTCCAGTTCCCATACTTCTCCGCTAAGGCATCCCAAGAAGGAAATCCATTAGCAGCCGTGAGATCCGACCATAGTATAATGAATGAAATTTGGAAATTGCCCATGCAAGAAAGTGGTATGCGATAGACTGCATAATTGTCCTCTTCAAAGTTAATGACGAGAATACGATCTGACTCTCCATTCGTTAACAATGGAGGTCTAATAGTTCCTTCTGAGGGATAGATCATGTAAACATCTCTATCTTCATCCAAGAAACCAGAGAAGCATCTAAGGAATTGATCTGAACGAATGCTATTGAAGGCGAAGTCTGGAATGTTGTTGTCCATCCTATCAACTTGATAGCCATCAGATATGATCAGTCCTCTTGGGCTCGCGGCTAAAGTTCTGTTGAGGTAAGAGATTACGGAGAAGGCTGCGGCAGAGCCACGGCTTCCATCTATCTTCTCTAGAGTGAAAGGAGTTACATCATTACCTGTGTACTTCAGAATCCATGTAGCAGCTTCTGTGTAGAATAGAACGTCATCTCGGTTAAAAGCAGCTCCGAAAAACCAAGTATTATCTGGAATGTCAATGAACCCAGCTCCTGTAGCTGTATTGTCAAAGGTATCTGAGTTAATACCGGTTCCGGAGATGCGAATTCTTCTAGGGAACAAAACACCGGCTTCGATGGTTTGGAAGAGCACCAATCGGTCTCTTACGTTAAAAATCTGTCTGGCATTGAGGGTTCCACCTGCCCATACTTTTGTATAGGCAGCGATGGTAGTTCCATCGTATTGCTGGATTACATCCCCTACGACTCCATTGGCAAATAGAAGTCTTGGAACACTAGCGGGTGTAGCGTAGTTTACCCATGACCAAAAGTCTGTAGCTCCACCATTATATGTTCCAGCTGGGATGTCATCTAATCTGTCTGTAGCTGGGTTATATCGGTTCACAAATCTAGTATCTGCAACGATCAGCTCTCTGACGTTATTCGTTGGATAGAAGCTCATTACTCCCATGACTGGAAAACCTGGATGGTAGCTGTAGGTCAGAAGAACGGTAGAAGCAACAGCAGGAGCAAGAGTAAAAGTGACTGATACGGCTCCGGTTGTGTAGTTGATAGTTCCTGTTCCAGCACCTGTAAATCCTCCAACCCCATCATCTGTTAGCACTTGAGCTGGGTTATTGCCAGTTACAACGACTCTTCCTCGTGCGACGGGAGCAGTTAGAGTCCAAGTGTATGTTCTATTTACTCCATCAATCGCCCCAGTTGCAGGGGCAACGTTGGCAAGCTGATGAACCATTCGGCTCTCTGTGTATGTGGACTTTAGTCCATTGGCAAACCCAGAGTAACCATCTCTCTTAGTGGTCACTCCTCTATAGACAAAACCATCCAGAAGATCAACGAATGCATCATTTGGCAAAAGCCAAGGTTGAAGCTCTCTGTCGAATCCTGTTGAGTAGTTTGATATCAAAAAGGATTGATAGCTCATTATATTGATTCCACCATGATGTAATAACCAACTGTTCTAGCACTGCTATTGCCGTTAACTACTCTTATGTTTGAGCCGCTTATGGAGATATTAGGTCTACTTGAGTTAGGGCTTTCCTTAATCAAGTTGGTGTCTACGAAAGTGGTACCGGATTTGTAGAAGAGGTAGTATCGGTAGAAGTTTCCGGATGGGCTTATGTAGTTGACGAAGATCGTTCCCTGGCTGTTATTCGGGATCGTATAGATCGTTCCCGATGTAGCACTTCCCGCTAGAGCAACCGATCCGGTGACTTTAGTAGGAGCAGGAGCTATAGGGGTAATTTGATACTCTAGACCAGCATCATCCATGTAGAACAGATTCACTGCTCCACTGGCTGACTTGGCATACACACGTCCTGTAGCAGCCAAGACTCCAGATGGAGCTTGTTGCGTTAGATGAACCACGTTATGGTATCCATCATCAGCCGCAGCCGAGAGGTTAAATTGGTGATCAGCCCCTATGATCGTTTGCAATCTCGCATAGTTGGTTTGAGACTGCGTTGGAAATATTGACGGTGAGTCACTATTTAAGGGAATTGCAGCATTGAAAGTCATAGTTTCTCCTAAAAGTCTGGGGCTGTTCTTTGTGATTCATACTGGTTCCAAGTCCTTGCCAATACTTGCCCTCTGTATCGTCTGTATACCTGGAAAACCTCTTGGTACTTGTCCATCTCGCCGTAGTCGCTCAAGATGTCTAATGCCGCTCCATAGGCGAAATACCTAGTGAGATAAGCTACTGGAACGTTGGCAAGTATTGACCCCGAATTCGTGTTGGTTCCTCCAGAGAAGGAGTAGTCAATCTTGTAGGCTGAGATTCGGATGTTATATACCTG